TCAGTTGACACCTCCGAGCTGGGCGCGCAGCCGGGCGATCTCTGCGCTCTGGCTGGTCACCTTGTCAGTGAGCTGGGCGACCTGTCCTGTCAGAGCTTCGATCTTCCCTTCCATCCGACCGACAGCAGCGGCCAGCTCGTTACGTTCTTTGGCGAACTGGTCAGCTCGGGCCTCGGCCTCTTTGCGGGCCAGGCGCTCGGAGTCGAGCAGTTCGTTCAATCGGCGGACGGTGCCAATGTCGGCATTGTCCATTGCGCGGTCGGCTGCATCCTTGGAGAGGAATTTCCTCAGCCACAGAAAGCCGCCAAGCAGGATTGTGCCCGTACCGCCCAGCCAGGTAGCTGTGCCTGGGCCAAGGTCGGTTGGGTCCATCGTTGCTCCAGAATAAAAAAGCCCGTCACGGTAACGGGCAATGCGATGTCGAGTCGCTAAAGAGGCCCTCGCTGAACGTGATGGTCAGAGGTTCCGAGGGATTGGGGTAAAACTTCAATGGCTGTGATGGCGTCAATCAGATCGACCGGCTATAAGGCTCATTGCTATTAACCAGTTATCACGGATGAACCATGCTGAAAATTATTCTCCCGCTGTCCGCTCTCACCGCCCTATCCGCGATTCCCGCCAACGCCGCAGATTTCAGTCCAGCAGAAATATGCAAGGCCACTATCTCAGTTGAGATGGGGCGCCCCACGAAGAGCATGAAGACGGAAACCTCTTCTCCGTATCCAGTGATCTTTTACAAGCGCCCCGACGGCGATTCTTTTAAATATCGATGCCAGGTGAGCGAAGATCGTGTGATCTGGTCTACTTTTCTGACTGACACAGGCGAATGGGGGCGCTGGAGAAAGCAGTATTCAGAAGGAGATGCTTCGACGACCTACGTCGTGAATAACGGATTGCTGACAATAAGCAATGATCAAGCAGGGGATCATACGTTTAAACGAAAGGATTTCTGATCGCTGACTGCGATTCAACCGTTTGAACGATGAAGTCGAAGACACAAAAAAGCCCAGCGGTTAGGCCGGGCTTTTTTGGTATTTCCGGAGCAAGTTGCCGTAGGCAAAATACTCAATGTAGCAAAATGATGCCCCCAGCCGTGCAGGAAGTCAACGGTTCGTTCAAACTCTTTCAAATTTCGCCCAGAGCAGACTTATCGCCAGGAACATTATTGAGAGAAGCACCCAAAGCCAAGGCTTGTCGTTACCCTCAAAAATCCCCAAGAGGCAAACAGCAGAGATAAACAGCCACCTTTTCTTTACCCCAGTAACCTTCCACTTCATGCTGCCTCTCTCATCTGATATATGACGGCCCCGATCGGACTGAGAGCCATCCTATCAAGGTCCTCGCAGCACTCGAACGAAAGCTGAATAACCGGCTCCCAATCCCGAGCCCAGGCGCACGATTCAATGCGCACCCCGAACTCACCCATCAGCCACGAACGGAACGCCTCTGGCTTGCTCAGCGGATCCTCATTGGCCGACTGCCCGCCCTGGTGCATGTAGCGATAGCGGCGCATCACACCCTTCACCACATACTCCAGCTTTTCCCGCTTGCCGGCCGTCATGCGTTTGGACTTCGACACCACCATGCCGAAGACCACGCTTTCGGCCGCCTCGCTGATGTCGTCGTCACGGTGGGCGGCATACATGTATTCGCCGAACACGCGAACCTGCGGGTGCAGCTTGGCGATTGCCGACTGGATGTGACCGGCCAAGGCGCTGTGCATCGCGTGGTTGGCCGTTGGGCCGCGTTCGGTGCTCTGCACTACCACGCCGAGCTGAACAACGTCAGAGGACTGGCCAGGAGCCGGGGTGTAGGTGCAGTCATGCCACGCCTGACGTGCTGAGTGGATTTTCATGCTGTCGCCCTCTTCAATTCTCTGGTCATTGCCCGGTACTTGGCCGTCAGGGCTTTGAGGTCTTCGATGGTGTATTTCTGGGGCTCATGAGGTCCTTCGAGCCAGTCCAGCTTTTCCGCGCCGATCTTCGCCAGCAGGCGCGGCCGGTAGCCCAGCAGATTCCCCGACTTGCCCATGTTGCAGTTGCGGTTGCATTGCAAATGGACGTTGAGCGGTTCAAAGCGAAGCTCCGGGCAGGCGGCAGTCGTCCTGTAGTGGCCAGCGCAGTACTGAACGTCTGCAGTGGTGCCGCAACTGATGCATGGCTGACCGGCGTCACGCTCACGAATCCAGGCGTTGAACGCTCGTTGCGTGTCCTTAAGGTGGTCCGCGCGACTTTTCAGGGCCTCTTTGCGAACCTTGATCTCCCGGCGTCCTACCTCTGCCAGCGATTTTTTGGCCTTGGTCTGCCCTGCCTCTGACTGACCATGAGCGATGGCGCATTCGATCTCGCCGCAGACGGCCTGTGATGGTCGCGCAGGCACGTACAGCAACCGACAGATAGGGCAGCGCTTCTTTCTCTCTGATCGTGGCTTGAGTGCGGCTTTGCGTTGCAGTGGCGTGCGCTTCATGCTGCCGCCTCCCCGACCAGATCGCCGAAGAACACGCCCAGCGCCGAGAACTCGGCAAGAATGCGATCCGTGTACGCAATGCCCTGGGCGCGGTTGAACAGGCTGGTGACAGGAAAGCCGTCCGGGCCCAGCAGTTTGCAGTCGCCCATCAGCGCGAGCTTTTCCTCGTAGCTGAGGTGCTTGGTGGTCCGGTGCCAGGCTGCGCGGTAGTCCTCGTCCTCGTTGATCAGGATCTGTACGCCGTGGTGAAGCTTGCAGTACTTGCGCGCTTCGCTGGCGTCGCCGATCTGGGTCATTTCTGAGATTCGCTTGTAAAACGCGAACCACAGGGCGTTCTGATCGAGCGTGCGGTCTTTGCCCGGGCGCAGCGACACCACAACGAACTTCTTCTCGCGGAACATCGAGGTCATGCGTGTGATGGCCTCGGTAAGCTTGGACTGGCAGTTGATGCTGATCTTGTCAGTCATGGAGAGTGTCCTCGGGCTCAAAGTCGGCAAGGTGGGCAAGGAAGTCCTCTTGTTCCTGTGCTTGCTTTTTCAGCAGCGACTCGCGCGATGCCTGCCATGCCCACCACAGCATTTCGATCCAGTAATCGTCGTACATGCCCTGTTTGCGGCGCTGAAGCTCATAGGCTGTAGGCGGCTTCTCAAAGTCCCCATCACGCTTGAGTCTGTACACGGCACCAGAACGGTAATTCTCGCCAAAGACTTCCACCTGCTGAGAAATGAACGCGGCCTCAAACTCTTCACGTATTTTCTGATTGCTCACTGCCCCGCCCTCCTGCCAATTCTCGCCATCAGCAGAGCGCGCGCCGATGCGCAGTCTGCGTGGTGCGCCCGCTTCTGGCCGCCGTCAGCCATGACAATGCGGGCATCTGCACACGACTCAGGCGAACGATGTCCTTGGCCGCCAGCACGACATGAAAGCCGTCTGCGACCATCTGGTTTACGGTGTCTCGCTGGGCGGACGTCATGCCGCCTCCTTGGCGTCAATACGCTCGAAAAATGAACCGATAGCCCACTCGGCAAGGCTGATTTGGCCGAAAGCCTCAGATTTAAGGTTGTTTAGCCCGCTAGATATGCGCGCAAGGTGGCTTTCTCTGGCCGACCTATCCGTCGTCCCAAGCATTGCTTCGCGCAGCAGGTCGCCAACCGGGAAGGCGCCGGGGTGTGATGTCTTGTGCCCTGCTCGCAGATAGCGCTTGTAAGCATCCTCGCCAAGGCCAAGCCTGATCAGGTCATGGAACTCAAAGGTGCTAAAGGTGCGGCGCTCGAAAGATGCGAAGACAATGAGCCGACCACCACCAACGCCTGGGGGTGATATGAACATGTCGCCACAAGCAATAACGACAGGACGGCCCGTGTATCGGCTTGCGTCTATTGCCTTCTCGACCTCAACTTGCGTTGGATGCGGCCCCTTGACCTCGACGAAAACCCCCGCCTTCGGAAGGTAAAAATCAGGCAGGTAAGCGCCATGCCGGGTATTGACCAGAAGGGGCTCGTATTCCCAGCAGATTCGCAAAGCATCCAGCATCTGTGCCCAGCGCGTTTCTGAGTGCGAGCGCATCAAGTAGCCGTCCTTCTCGAAAATAGTCTGTGTCATTGATCAGCCTCCTGACCTGCAAAGCTTTCCACTTTGGCGCTGTGCATTAACTTCAGACAGGAAAGTCGATGGCGCTCAGCCCGCTCTTGGCGAAGGCGGCGCGCCTCGCTGTCACGACGATTCTTCTGCAGGTCGGCTTTGAGTTGCTGCCAACGAGCACGATTCGCCTCAGTCGGCTTCGCAGCCCCGCCAGTCAGCAAGCCAGCGATGGCCTTGCCGTCCTGAGTGATTGGCGCAATGCGCAGCTCGGCCAAGTACTGGGAGCCTGATTCGCTTGTGATCAACCTGGATCGGACGGCCGATTCAATGGCGATCACTCGGCGGCCAGGATCAAAGCCCAATGAAACGTCCCAGACCACCGGCCTTGCCTCGGCGCGCGCCTGGGAAACCAGCCGCTCGTAGGCGCTGAGAAAAGCCATGCGGGCACCCACCTTGTCGCGCTGGGCCAGGATCGGTTGTGCAGCGGTCATGGCCTGACGAATCTCGGTCGTCATCACAACGGTTTCGCTTTCGTCGCTTGCGGACAGGGCGATGGACCACGCTTCGTCCTTTCCAGGGCGGCCGTCGGCGGCATTGATGCGCTGCATGATCGCGCCAGTGGTCAGCTTGCTGGTCAGCTCTAGCCGGCAAGACTTCAAGGCGGAGGCCACCACTGCGGGCGGATAACCAGCAAGGTCGTCGGCCATCAGTTCGGCAGCGTCAGCACTCAGGGTGGAGCCGAGTGATTCTGCGGTGGCACAGATGGCCAGAGCCAACCGAGCGACCTGCTCAGGAGCCATGCGGTCAGAGGAATTCATTGGTCGACCTCTCATCGCGACTCAGGATGCGAGATGCAGCCTCTTGGCCCGCGCTCAGGTTCGCCTGCTTGCGCTCAATCTGCTGGGCAGTGGTGGCGTTCATCTGGCGATTGGTGGCCCACTGGGTGCGGTAGGCCTCAGCCTTGGCTAGCAGAGAGCCGAAGTCATGGCAGTTGCGGATCAGGTAGCCGTCGTTGATCCCCACGAAGTAGGCAGCTACCGGGGTAGCCTCCTGGCCAAGTCTTTTCCAGAGGTCGATAACCTGCTTGTTGACCTTGGCATTGCGCACCGGGGCGACTTCGTGGCGCTGCTGGTATGCAACAGAGTAGGCAGACCAGATAGCACGGCAGGCTTCCTGCTTGGCCTGCTCAGCCTCATCCTTCGACTTGGCGGGGCGCTTCGGCTTCGCCGGAGCGAGCCGCACCACTGTCGTAGTCTTCTGTGTAATCTCTTGTGTAGTCTCTGTAATAGTTGTGCCGTTTCGGTCGCACTTGTCAGCCCCTTTGGGCAGGACTTGTTGTGCCGTTTGGGTAGAACCAGTTGTGCCGTTTGGGCAGGACTTGTTCTGCCCTTTGGTAACAACTGGGATCGACATTTCACCAGACAGATAGCTCAGCAGAAGGTCGGTGTCGACGCGAAAGTGCATCTTGGCCGGAACGCCTTTGCGAACCTCGTCCAAGAGGTCGATCTGAGACAGGTGACGGCGTGCTGTGCGCACCTCCTTGCTGGATAGTCCGATTTCCTCCTCCCATTCCGATTCGGTCTTGTAGAACCAGCCGTCATCAGTCTTCTCGGTCCAGTAAACGGCCTGGGAGAGAAACTGAGCCGCAGACGCGCTCAGGCCTAAAACGCGCCTGAATGCCGGATACACGGCAACAGCGCTTCCTGCCAACTCTGTGAGCTGCATCCTCAACCGACCTTTACTTATCGAATGTAGGGCTGCCATAATGGATTCCGTTAAATGTTGTTGAAGAAACCGGTCTAGCCACCGGTTTTTTTGTGCCTGAAATTCAGGCCACCTTCACCGAGGCTTCCATCACATCCAGGCTTTGCCGGACATGATTGATCTCAACCTTGATTTGGGATTTCTCGAACTGGCTGACGTGGTTGTCTTGCAGGGCTTCATGCACGGCGATGGTGAGATCGGCGACCTCCTTGCCCACGTTGATCATCGAGTGGGTCAAGGCCTGAGGTTGCGGCGCGGTCTTGGCGACGAGGTCAAAGCCGAACGAGTCGGCCAGAGCTTTCAGTGGCCCCGTATCGCCGGTGTGCAGCAAGATCCCGAACAGATGCTCAATCGTCAGGTGATGGGCCTCGTTGTCCGGGTTGGCGCGCTGCAGAAGGCCTACGTGAGGCAGACCCATCTTCGCCGCCAATGCCTTTGGCTCGTTGCCCTTCACTGCTGCTTGGCAGGCATCCAAGAATTCTTCCATCCGTAAAACCTCAAATTTGTTTCCGTGGTGCCCGGCGCTGAAACTGGGCAATCTCTGCTCATTGCAAAGGCGGACCAATAGCTTCTTAAGCAGCTCTTTCTGGCCGCGAATTGCAGCTGATTAATGGGTTTAAGCGGCGGTTTTCTTGAGCGCTTGCGCTGGGTCGTCTTCGCGCTTGGCAATCAATGCCCCGCCCGACTCCTTCTCCAGCACGCACTGCATTGGGTAGGAGAAACCGCCTGTAGTACGGCACTGAGATACCCGGCTGCCGGTCACGCCAAGGGCGTCGCCGATAGCGCGGCCAGTGCCGAAATGTGTCAGTGCTTCGTCGTAGGTCATGGTTATGTCTCCAGGGTCTGCACCGAGTTTAGAGTTCTTAACAACACAAGGCAAGTTATCTAAACAACGATTTGTTTAGAATCCTAAATATGGAATTTAAAGACCGCGTAACCGCACGCATGAAGGCCCTGAGCCTCACTGCGACAGACATCAGCAAATTGACTGGCGTATCTAAAGCGACGGTCAGTTTTTGGGTGTCCGGAACCAACGGCGCGAAGGGGAAAAACCTTCTCGCACTGGCGAAGGCGCTGGAGTGCTCGCCCGACTGGCTGTCAGAGGGGACCGGCACCGCGACGGACTCCCCGTCTGCCGATACGCCAAAGGCTGGCTCCAGCAGCGCGGAGCTGGTCGCGCACATGCTTGCGACAAAAGCCGGCAAGAATTTGTCTGAAAAGGCGCGGGAGATGATGCTTGCGGCGGCGGCCGAAGCTGACAGTCCGGCCGCGAATGCTCAGCCATATTTACCTGGCAGCTTCGCGGCGCTCCGCCCCAGCAATGGCGAGATACTGATCCCCCAGTACGATGTGCGCGCCTCGCTCGGCGACGGTCAGCTCCCGCCTGACTACAACGAAGCCATCCGGAACCTGGTGGTGCGCGAGGATCTGCTGCGCGAGAAAGGCGTCTCATACACATCGAACACCTCTCTGGCCATGATCACAGGATGGGGCCAGAGCATGGAAGGCACGATTGAGGATAAAGACCCGGTCATCGTTGATAGGGGCGTCAAGGACTATCAGGGGGAAGGCGTCTATCTGCTGACGTGGCATAGCGAGCTGTTCATCAAGCGGTTGCAGCGGATGGATGAAGATCACGTTTGGCTGATTTCAGACAACCCGAACAATAAGGACCAGACGGCTCGCATTGAGGACGTGACGATTCACGCCAAGGTGCTGATGGTCTGGAATGCCCGAAAGCTGTAGGTCAACGTCTCAAGCCATGATATGGCCCGGCCTAGCGCCGGGCTCTTTCGTTCCAGCTCTCTCGCATTACTTCTTGCAGGCTATTTTCAGCTCCTTGCGGTTGAAGCCCTGGTCTTCCTCGATTGTCGTGTAACCCTGCGGGCATTCCTTCTCAGCCCGGCTGTAGCAAATCCCCCACCCTGTCGCTGCCCCGCACGCTATCTGAAACTCGACTGACCCGTCCGGCCTGCTGATCTTCTGCGCCGTCGTGCATCCAGCCATTACTGCGGCCGCCAGCACCAGGCCGACCATCCCTGCTTTCGAATTCATAAACAGCTCCATTAGGTGAGCCGGCAGCATGCCCCGCCGACTGCCATCCATCAAGCCCGCCAATGAGCGGTTTGTTTGTGAGCTGTCAGAAAGGTGCCTCCTGGGCAATCACTCTTAGATCTTCATCGTCCTGTGCGATTGGATCGCCCTCATCCTGGGCCTCCCACTTTAGAGTCACCGAATCGTCCTCATCGTTAAAGGTGATGTCGATCCCGTCAGTCTCGGACAGGACTCTCATCACCTCGTCCCACTCTTGATCCCCGTCCGTATCCAAGCGATGAATCTTTACCCAGCGCTGATCCTGCGCAATGGGGTGGTTGATCATTGACGACACCCTCAAGCCGAGCCGCTCGATACCACTCATTTCCTGCCGAACTACCGGTTTAGCCTGCGCCTTTGCCATCTCATTTCCTCCTTTTGAAATGCTGTATATCCATACAGTTTTGCAAAGCATAACGTGAAGCTTTCTAAACCGTAAGTCTTGACGTTCATGTCGATGCCGGGTATTCGGCCGACTCATTTGTTAAGTTTTCTTAAAATAAGTGTTGACGAATTTTGTTTAGTTTTCTAAATTGCACCCATCGAAACGCAAATCAGCCCTTCAACAGGCCCAGCGGATCGAGACGCTCTTTAGTCACACCGCACCAGACCTGCCGGATAACCACCGGCCCAGATTCAAAGGCAGCGATGAGTCGGCCTTAACGGCTCAGATGGGTGGCCACTACCCAAGGCGTGCAGCGTAAAGCGATCAAAAATAGTGTTCTGGCGGAGTGAATCGCGGCCAGAGAGAAAGACACACCAAGCCAGCTTGAGGGTATAGCTGGGGGCGGGCCAGAGGTATTGGCGGGAAATTCCCTACCAAATGGGAGATTGCGGTTACGCCGGACACCGCAGATTTCACTGGCTGGCCTTGGCGACAGGGCCAGACGGGAAATCAACCGGAGACAGCAGCATGCAAATCAATCAGAAGAAAACGGTGCAGGTCGATGTGACTGAGCTGCAACTGCACATCAAGGTCTGCGACCGCTTCGCCGCAGGCCTGAAAGACGCCCAGGGCGAGGAAGTGGGCAGCTACGAAGGCTACGTGCCGGACTTCTTCCCAGGTGAGCATTACGGCGACTACCTGATCCTGAATATCGACCTGGAGACAGGCCAGATCAAAAACTGGAAAAAGCCAGTCGCCGCCGACATCGAAAAGATGATTGACGCGGAAGAGGAGAGCTGAACAACCAGCGCCAGCGACAGCATGTCGTTAACTGCCCGATCCTCTCTATGAGGGCGCATCGGTCTGCAATCTCGCCGGAGCGTGCGCACCGGTTACCCGCCAGCCCGGCACGGGGCATTCAATATGGCGGGCTGAGGGTTCGCCCTCTGAGATTGCAGATCGATGCGGATGAGTACACACCGCGAAAGCGGCCCCCCCCCCCTGCATCAACGCAACAAAGCAGATGAATAGCGCCGCCATGCGCAGGCCCGTCAGTGCCGCACAAGTCTTAGGGGGTCTTCCCCGAAAACAGTGAATGCCGGGATTGGCACCGGCCATCTGCACCCTCCCACACCCCCGAACCTCTCCGACTGAACCCTCTCCGGTGCCTGTACGGCCTATATCCGTTCTTGAGTGTTCAGTCGAAGGGGTTCAGTTACTGAGGATTGAGTGATGAGCGAACTCGGATATTGCGAGGGCGACACCTGCAACCGTGAAGGATGCGAGGGCGTTATTGAGCTGGAGCCGGTAAAGGATTGCAGCTGCCACATCGCTGCTCCGTGCTGGCCTCACGAAAACGCCGACATGTACTGCCGCGACTGTGGCTGGCGAGCCGCTGATGATCCGCTGTGCGTTCGCGAGATTGCTTCAATCAGCATGGGTGGGCCACTCCCATATATCCAAACCAAACCACGTGTGCTTGACCCCACCAAAATCGACTGGGTGGCGAAGCTGCACAGCAGCAGTTCAATGATCAAGGAAGGCGTTTACCCGCAAAACCTGAGTCGTGAAGAGGTAGAGAAAGAGGTGCTCGGAACATTCGGCGGCCGTTTCGAATACTTCCGCGACGGCAAATTCAAGTACATCGCTTACACCGACTGACGCCGAAGGAGGCAATCATGAACGCAGCAGCAAAGGTGTTGCCTCTGACGGGCACGCCAGTAAAGCCGTGCACGCCCGCTGAGCGGCTCTGGATTGAGTCGAGTTCCGATCTGCTGATTCACGGCGCGGATATCAAGTTCAAGCGGCGCGGAAGTCCTGAGCGGTCGGTGACTCACGCAGAGTTCCTGACAGCCTTACAGGACCATCTGAACCAGCGCCAGATCGACGGTGAGGATCGGGAAGACTTCTTCGCCCAGGTGGTGCTGAGCAGTCTGTTCGGACAGCCCAGCGCAACGGCGGCAGGCTACCTCATCGGCACTGCCCGGCCCCGCGACAAGCTGTTTGAAATCGCAGAGGGCCTACTTCGGCCCTTGGCCACCGACGGCGTCATTGCCCAGCTTGAGGACGCGGACCTGTGAAAGCCAGTCCATACATCCTCATCGACAAGTTCATCGAGGTCATCGGCGATTACAACAGTCCCGACCCTCAAGGCATTGAAGCGCTTCGCCGGATCACTGAGTTCTGGGTAGACGAAGCAATCACCCTCGAAGAATTCAACCATTACTGCGCCCGTCAGCTGAAGGCTGTTCAGTGTGCGCCAAGGAGAGTGGCATGACGATTGATTGGGATAGCGCGCCGGAAGGCACAACGCATCGCAACCAGTTCAAAGGCGTCTGGATAAAGCTTCTAAATGCGGGTGGCGGGCAGTATCAGGCATGGATCAACGGCTGCTGGGAAATGGGGTTTGGGAGAATGAATAACTCTTATCAGCAGCGCCCGGCTCAGGCAGTCACTGAATGGACTGGCGAAGGTCTGCCGTCGGTTGGGACGGTGTGCGAGGTTCTATGGAATGAAGGCCGGATGGAATACCTGAGAACAAAGGTATTTGGCGTCAATGAACACGGCCAGCCAATACATCGCTTCGATGAAGGGCCGAAGAAATACGAATATCAGGCCGACGTTCTTGTAACGACACTTGGCACGAAAGTGTTCCGCCCCATCCGCACCGCCGAGCAGATCGCGGCGGATGAGCGCGAGCAGGCATGCAGGCAGATTTGCCTTGATGCTGGATCGCCCGAGCAGACTCGCGGCCAGATGGAAACGGCATACAGGCTGTACGACGCGGGATATCGCAAGCAGGTGGCGCAATGACCACGCCCATCGTGAAATCCCTGATCGACGAGCAGCTGGAAGAGCTGCCACCTGATCGAATCATTCTGGCCTTCACCCACCACACGCTGACCGGAGCTCTGTCTCAGGCTTATGACGCCGGGATCGAGAATGTTCATGCCTGGAGCCAGCGCGCTTGCCTGTGTGGTGAGTGGACGGTGGCTTACGAGGTGCGGGCATGAGCTTCTTCGAGGATAACGTGGCAGACGGCAGCCACTGCATGAGCTGCTGCGGATTCATCGGCGAGGACGTGGGCTACCCGCGCTGTTGCCGGAACTGCGGTGGCGAAGGAAGTGAGCCAAACCCCGAAGGCCACAAGAAACGTATGAAGGCCGAAGCTATGCAGCGCTTTGATGTATGGCTGTCCAAAACTGGTCTGCCACACAAGAAGCACAACAACGGCTTCCATGTCGTTCTGACGCTTCCCGATGGGCGATGCATTGATGTTTGGCCCAGCACGAAGAAATGGCAACTGCGCGGCGATCGTATAAGCCGTAACGCAAAGGCTCTGCACGAGCTGGTTCTAAAGCAGCTGAGGCCGTGGTCATGACCCGCTTCCAGCGCGCCCGCCGCGTTGCCTACTGGCGCGGATCGGCAGTGACCCTACTCATCGCAACGCTTTGGATGCTGGCCAGCGCCTACGCATCGCAACTGACGCAGTAACCCCCCTCCCTATTCAATCGCAGCGCCCCGGTGACGGTATGGCGCAAGGAGCAACCATGTCCGCAGCACAGCAAGTCATCACCATCGACGACATCAGCGCCGATAACGCGCCGGTAATTTACGTCACTGGCGGACTGAACCAGTTTCTCCAGGCTGTCACCGCCGAGGTAACTGCGGAAGTGCCGGACCTGACCACTCGCAAGGGTCGTGAGCGCATCGCCTCGCTTGCCGCAAAGGTCAGCAAGTCCAAAACAGCTGTCGAGAAGCCCGGCCGCGATTACCTGAAGCGCCTGAAGGAAATGCCCAAGGTCGTCGAAGCCGAGTTGCGCGAGTTCGTCACGAAGATGGACGCCCTGCGTGACGCAACCCGCCAGCCGCTGACCGACTGGGAGAAGGCAGAAGACGCCCGGGTCGATGCACACAACGAAGGCATCCAGCGGCTCAAGGATCTGGCCGTGTTCGCCGAGACGCCGACGGCAGCTTCGGTTGCCCAGGTCATCGCTGATCTGGAGCTGGTTCCGCTGGACGACAGCTGGCAAGAGTTCCTGCCGGAAGCGGCTCAGGTCAAAGACAGGTCGCTCGCAACGTTGCGCGCTTTGCTGGCTGACCGCACGAAGCACGAAGCCGAACTGGCAGAGATCGCCAAGTTCAACGCCGAGAAAGCCCAGCGCGAGCAGGCAGAGCGTGACGCCGAGATTGCGCGTCAGGCCGTAGAGCGTGCGCAGCTTGAAGCGGAACAGAAAGCCCAGGCCGAACGCGAAGCCGCCGCCCGCCGAGAGCAGGAACTGAGAGATCAGGCCGAGGCGCAGCAGCGTGCCGCCGCACAGAAGATCCGCGAAGCAGAGGCGGAGGCTGAGCGTCAACGCCTGCAGATCCAGCTCCAGGCAGAGCGCCAGAAACTCCAGGCTGAACAGGACCGCATCGCCGCCGAACAACGAGCCGAGCAGCAGCGCATTGAAGCAGAGAAGCGCCAGGCGGAAGCAGTCGAGCAGGCCAGACTGGCCGAGGTCGAGCGGGCCAACAAGGCCGCCGCCGAGATCCTTCGACAGCAAGAACTGCGCGCAGCCGACACGGCGCATAAGGGTTCGATCAACCGCGCCGCGCTGGACGCATTCATTGCAGGCGGCATGCCGGAAGACTGCGCCCGGCAAGCGGTAACCCTTATTGCCCAGCGCAAGATCCCAAACATCAGCATCCAGTATTGAGGTCGACATGAGCACAGCAATCATTCTGCCGGAGCAGCGCCATACAAGCGTTGCATCAGCCAGGCCGCAAGCCGACACCAGCCTTCTGGCCGTCATCAGCCGCGCCGCCGCTGATCCATCCTGCGATATCGACAAGATGGAACGCCTGATGGCGATGCATGAGCGCATGCAGGCCCGCGATGCCGAGGCGGAATTCAACGCCTCAATGGCTGCGATGCAAAGCGACATTCCGAGCATCGCCGAGCGCGGGGCTATCACGGTGAACGGCCAGGTCCGCAGCAACTACGCGACCTTTGAAGACATCAACGATGTAATCAAGCCGATCATGCAGGGCCACGGCTTTGCGATCACCTTCAAGGTTGAGAACGTGCCGGGAGGCATGAGCGTAACCGGGATATTGATGCACCGCGCGGGTCATCGGGAAAGCACCAGCATGTTCATCCCGCTCGACACCAGCGGCAGCAAGAACGCGGTGCAAGCTGTTGGGTCGTCCACCAGCTACGGCAAGCGCTACGTGATGAGCGCCCTGCTCAACCTTACAACGCGCGGCGAGGACGACGACGGTCATGCCGCAGTGCCAACGGCAAACATCACTGCCGCCCAGGTGCTTGGCATCAACGCCCTGCTCGCCCGCTGCACCGAGAAAACGAACGATTGGTTCATCGGGGAATACGGCTCAGCTGAGTGCGTGCCGAAAGCTCGCCATGACGCGCTGGTCGGTCAGTTGAACAAGGCCATCAAAGCGGCAGAAGCTGCAAAGGCGGTGTCTGAATGAAGATCATCACGGATATCGAACAGGGAACGCCCGAGTGGCTGGCCCTGCGCCTGGGCATCGTCACGGCGTCCGAGCTGGAATGCTTGCTGGTCAACGGCAAGGGGCAGGCCGGGTTCGGCGTAGCGGCGTTCACCTACATGGACCAGCTCATTGGCGAGCGCATCACTGAGGAAGCCGCAGAACTGCCCTTCCAAACAAAGGCCACCATCCGGGGCCATGAGCAGGAGCAGACAGCTCGGGGGCTGTACGAGGCTCGCGAAGATGTCACCTGCCGAGAGGTCGGCATCATCCTCAACCACGGCATCGGTTATTCGCCGGACGCCCTGATTGGCGACGATGGTCTGATCGAGATCAAAACGAAGCTGCCCAAGTTCCAGGTCGGCGTGATCCTGTCTGACGAGGTCCCGAAAGAGCACATCGCGCAGTGTCAGGGCGGCCTGTGGGCCTCTGAGCGCGAGTGGATCGACTTCATCAGCTACTGGCCGGGCATGCCGCTGTTCGTCAAGCGAATGCACCGGGACGAAGCTCTGATTCGCAAGATCAGTGAGCGGGTCAAAACCTTTTACGAAATCCTCGATGAGCGCATGAACCGCGTTCTCGGCATCGCTGCATAACAAGGAATCAACATGCCAACACTATCTGACGTAGGCCGCCTGGGCCGCGACGCTGAAATTCGTTACACGCCGGGCGGTGACGCCGTTTGCAACCTTGCACTGGCTTGCGAATACGGCCGCAAGGGCGCTGACGGCAAGAAGCCAACCCAGTGGATCGACGCAACGCTCTGGGGCAAACAGGCTGAGGCCCTTGCGCCGTATCTTCTCAAAGGCCAGCAGTTGCACTTCACCATCGATGACGCTCACGTCGAGACGTTTCCGAAGAGCGACGGCACCCAGGGCATCAAGCTGACTGGTCGGGTCATTGTGATCAAGTTCGCAGGAAGCCCGCCGCAGCAAGATCAGCAAGCGCCTCAGCAAGCGCGTCAGCAGCCTGCCACTCGCACCCAGCCGCGCCCAGCACCTCAGCAGAACCAGCAAAGCGCGCCGCCTGACAGCTTTGATGACGATATTCCGTTCGCACCTCTTCACCACCTGGCCGGGGCCTGAAGTGTCATCTGCGCGTCGAATCAGCAACAGGGTCCGCACAAGGCGGCGGGCCGAACAATTCCACCTCCCAGCGAGCGGCATTCACCATGCAGACAGCTGCGATAACCAGAAATCACACCAACCACCGATGCGGCCCCAGTCATCCCCGCGCAAGACTCACGACTGATCAGGTCGCTGAGATGCGCGCTATCTATGACAGCGGCGGCGTCGGGTATGGATACCTGTCAGAGCTGTTCAACTGCGGCGAATCTACCGCCCGCGACATTGTGCTACGCAGAACCAGATGGAGCGGCTGACATGGCCCTTACCCAAAAAACAGCGGGACGACCGCACTGCGCTCAAGCGGCAGAAAGCCGGGGAAGAGGAATTGCGCCTCAGGGTGCGGCCCGGCACGAAGCAGGCGCTGACGGCTGCTGCCTAGATTGTGATCGCAGGGGCTCAACTGAGGAGGTGATGATCTCCTCAGGACTCACTTACCTTTAAATCGATCAGCGACCTTGCCTTTAATGACGACATTTTTATTAACCCACGCGGACATGTCGTTGAAGCTTTGAGACTTGAAATGATCGGTAAGCACTACGACAACAGTACTATCGTGATAAGTGAATACATGGGTTATGTCTGTATTGAGTTGATCGCCAATATACATATCAAATTTAATACCTAAAATCGTGAACGAATGGAGCCACCCGCCCGCAGCCCGCTTGCATATTGGCAATACGATAGCCAAACCAGGGCCGGGATTAGAATTGACATTTATTGACAGGTAGACATTTTCAAGAGGCTGGCGGTACAGCAGAAAATTCTTGAATTTACTTTCCCAGACTTCGCCTAAGGCTCTCCGATATGGATCAATGTCTCTACCCCAGTCCCAGACCTGAGCCCTCCAAATAATGCTTACGGCAAAATAAAAGGCTGAATCTATATCTGCCGGGGCAAAATCATTTGTTTGATACACCTCGAAACCCTGGCCTACATGACTTGGTTTCATTTTTTTAAGCATCTCAAGCAGCGGAAAACTTTGCTCAGTTGCCCACAGCATCCCCATGCGCCTTTCGCCATTCTTCGAAAACAGGTCCTCGCAGTCGATGCAGAGCATCTCTCGCCTAAACTGGGCATCGGTCTGTGAAGCCGACATCGTTCTGAAGTCTATTTTTACTGGCGAAGTACTGCCTTCTGCTTTGGTACCTCTCACGTGCTTGTAGGCGGCCTTTGGGATGTAGTGACTATCACGCAATACACCTTCTTGATCGCACAGCCGGCATTTACCCATTCTTTTTCCAAATCCCTAATGTCACTCGGCCTTCGGTAATACCCCAACACACCACAAATAGCCATCATGTCGCATCCGGTCACGGAGGGCGGCGCATGCATGGAGATTGCCATGAAGATTGAAAAAAGCACTGTAACCAAACTGGTGATATCCGACGTGCCGCGCCTGGACCCGATAACCGTGTTTCTTGAAGACTTCGGCCGTCGTGACTGCCCAGTTGAAAACAACCCTGGCTACCAGACAGCGCAGGGAAAAATAACCATCAGTTGCTGGGATAAGAGCTGGAACGCTTACTGGGGAGGAATGGGGCCGCGCACCGTCGCCCAGTTCGTGAACAGCTGCGATGCTGCTTATGTCCTCAACTGTCTGAGCCGGGGTTTGGACAGCACTCGATTCAGCGGCTCTGCGCTCAAGGATTTGGCCGCCAAATGCGTCCTTGAGCGGCGTCGCCACCGGAACATGCATACATGGGAACTCGGTTCGTTGGATGCCGACGATGCCCGCGAGCTTTGGGACCGAATCGATGAGCTGGCCAACATAGAAAATCCGAACGAGTGCTGGCATCACGGTGAGTTGCTGACAGATCTGTTCGGCGATGAATGGCACTACCCGGTATCTCAGCACGCCATCGAGCCCAATCACGACTACGACTACCTGCTGCGCATCGTTGAAGCTGTTCAGAAAGCACTGGCTGAGCCTTTAGCCGAAGCCGCCTAACTCCGCCCTACCCACTTCAACGACTCAAGCTACCTCGGTTTGAAGCCGTCTCGCAATCTCCCGCATCGGGACGTTGACGCAGCCTTGCCCCTTTGTTGCGGACATTATGATCGGATTCGCAATCCTGGCTTCAAGGCCGATCTGCAAAAGTTCGGGATACATTCTTTCCAGGCACGCCGCATCGACGTTTTTGCCGTTCTTAAAACGAATGTATCGATCGTCAACTGCGGGCACGTGATAAACCCATGCTGCCTCTTTGGCCATGATCCTCGCGATAGCGAATGCCCGCTTTATGAACTCTTCCTTACTGAGCATGGATCATCCTCATTTGATTGACGGATGAGCATGCTCGAAAACCTATGAACTTGTCACGCTACCCCGGCGAGGAATCCCCATGTCTCCCTACAAAATGTTCGGGACGACGGTCGTCAGCTTTTCCGGTGGCCGTACCAGCGCCTACATGCTGCGCCAAGTGCTGGACGCCAACGATGATCTGGACGATCTGATCGTCACGTTTGCCAACACCGGCAAGGAACACCCCGCCACCCTCGACTTTGTGAACGAATGCGCGCGGCGCTGGAAGGTACCCATCGTCTGGCTGGAGTACCGCGACGATGATTGCGGCTTCGCCATCGTCACCTATGAAACTGCCAGCCGAGACGGTGAGCCGTTCGAAGCGCTGATCCGTAAGCGCAGCTACCTGCCGAACCCTGTCACACGGTTCTGCACCATTGACCTCAAAATCAGGGTGATCCACAAATATCTGAGGATGGTTGGATGCTCCACAGAGGAAACCCCGGTCGACATGATGACCGGCATCCGTGCCGATGAGCCGCGGCGGGTAGCCAAGATACGGCACCGCAAGACCACGACAGAGAGTAAGCACGCCACGATGGTTATGCCATTGGCAGATGCGGGCGTCGGTGTGCAGCAGATCGGAGAATTCTGGAAGGCTCAGCCGTTTGATCTGGAACTACCGACGATCAATGGCCGCACGCTGGAAGGTAACTGCGACCTGTGCTTTCTCAAGGGTGCAAAACAGGTTTACTCAATCATCGCCAGTGACCGAAGCAAAGCCGACTGGTGGGCTCGGATGGAGCGCACCGCCACCCAGAGCAGCGCCGCCACGACTGACGGCGCGCTTTTCCGCTTCGACCGGCCAAGCTATCAGCAGATGCTCGACTACTCCGATACCCAGTTCGACATGTTCGCCGACCACGACGAGGCCATTGCCTGTTTTTGCGGTGACTAAGCTCAGTCTACGCAAGAATTCTGGCTGCGTTCGATAGCAAGCTTAGGGAGAACGTCTGACGTATCCACCTTGATAACAAAGTACTGCTCTCCCACATTCAAATCAGCATCCATATAGACGACTTGAATCTCGTCGCTCAAACCTTCTCCTGAGCCTATGATTTCGTAGACGAAGGAAACAACATGGCCAGTATCCATCGCATCTACGGATCTTGTAATCGCGGCGAAGTCGCCATGGGCCCCGAAAACCACGCGTGACACCGGAGCGCCCAAATTCTTGAAGTTGAAGTTGAGGGTGTGCTTCTCGCCTGAATGCGAGCTTCCCCCGCCAGCCCCAATGAGGAATGGCTGTATCTGCTTAGCGCGAGTCGCCTTAGCTTCCGCCGCTCTCTCTAATTCAGCGTGAACTTGTTCGCGAGTAACTGATACAAGCTCTCTTTGCGCATCGACGGAATTTCGTAGCTCTTCAGCTTGCAGATTCAGCGCTTTAGATCCCTGACGAAGCTCAATGCCTTGCTGGAAGAATCCCAGTACAAGCCAGAGAATTGCAAGCGGACCAAATGCCCCGGCTAGAAAATCCCCGACCTCGTTTAGGCTCATGGTTTGTAAGGTTGAGATTCGATCCCCGACCAGCCACCAGGCGAGCCATGCATAGAGAGCTGTCAACAAAATCCCTGTTACCGCCAGCAATCTACCCATCGATATCGCACCAATAATTAATTTGTTGCCAGTCTACAGCGCTGAAACACGGAGGTATTCCCATTCATGCATTACACCGCGCCATCTCTGGCATCACCATCCCATCGCAATGGCTCACGCAAGACACGCAGCGATGTGTGTCAGCTCATGCGAACCGTCGGCAACCACAATGCCTGTTCTAAGCAGCGCCAGGCCTTTTATGCGCAGAGCGCGAAGGAATTGAAATGAGTGAATGCCAGCAACCACAGGCACATCCAGCTCGCTGCGGATGCGAGCAGGCCATGAGCGCCGCAGTACTGGGCGCACAGAACGTCAACTCAGCAATGAGCACAATCGATAGCCTCCGCCAACAGCTGGCGGACGTGTCGAAGGTGGACGGTGAAGCGCTTGAGAAACTAAAAGAGTTGGTGAGCGCCGTCAGGTCGATAAACCGCAGCGCAAAACATGAGGTTCGCCTAATCGATGATGACGAGCCCTGCTACGCACAGCGCAAAGAATGGGTGGAGTGGGTGCTTTGGATCTGTGATGAGGCAGACGAAATCGCCAAGCTGAACGGCGGCGAATCATGAAGCGCTTCGTGATCGTCATCCACGGCTGGCATGTCCACAGCAATGGTTTCAGCGTGCATCAGGCCGACTGTGAAACTCTGGATCACGCCGAGCAGAAGGCTTCGCACCTCGCCTATCAGCGCGAGAAGCCGTTTGACGCCTGCGCATGGACGGTCGTCGAGATTGAGCCGGAAACCCGGATAACTCGAAAGCTCACATGGCGCGAGCGCTTCACCGGCCGCCTGAACACCCCGCAGTAACCCCCTCTCAATCAATTCAATGTCACCCGCTGTAGCGGCAAGGACGAGTGTCAGGGGCAAGGAACAAAATCCCCTAAGCGCTCTCGGGCAATAGGTACAGCGTATTCGAGCAGTTCAAGCGGAACGTCTTGTACGAACAGAGTCACCTCAAAGCGAAGTGTCTCGTCATTTCGAAAGATCTCAAATAACAGACCGTTGTTACCTCTCCAACACTCGAGCGCAAGACCGTCGTGTCCTTCAACGACGCTTGAGGCACAGCAAAACCGATATTCAACTCCATGTACGAACACATCGCACCTCCCTTTCTGAGGTGGCAACGATACCTACCCCTATATGAACTTGATAGCCGCTGTAGCGGCAAGGACGAAGTCATGCCCTAAAGAATTCCTTGCTCGGAGTACGACGCAACGAACGATCGCTGCGGAAGCGGCTTTCCTGTGCTGCATTCCATATGTCGTGGTATGCCAAGTGGATGCCATTCCTGCGGCGTGCCAGGAACCATGCCCATGTGTCTGCGCGAAGACCTTCCTACTCACTTGATGCGCGATGACGGCATGCCGCTCGGCTGGCCTGACAAATCACAACGCCCTAACGCAACGTGAAAATCAGCTCTCCCCTGTCAGTCATCGCCATGCCGTACTTGAGCCTGCCCAGGTACTGGTCATGCATTGAGTAGACCCGGTCGTCGATGATTCTGAAAATCATCGTTCGGTCCGACCAGATATTGCCGTCCACCGCCCGCCTGCCGAGCCTGGCATTGCGCGGGCTATAAACCTCATCTGCTGTTGTGGTGCATTCCATGACCTCTCCTTGGCGCTGCCCCAGCTCCTGCTGGACGCATGGACCATAGCAGTGATCGGCAGTACCTGCCTGATACCCCTTCCCTACAGAGCCTGCCGGTGATCGGCGGGTGGAGATATCCCATGTCCGCAATTCTTCAACGATTCCACGAAATCGCAAACGACGCACTGGTACGCATCGGCGAGCACTGTCTACCCGGTGCGAAGATCGCGCTTGTAATTTACACCCCAGGAAAGCCGGAGGAAGACATCGTTCTCAAGGACAGCGGCCTGGACGAAGATGAAGTCGTCAGCACTCTGCGTCGTCGAGGCCTGAGCATCGACGGCAACAATGCCTACAAGCGCGATCTGCTGGATGCCGCGGTGGGCGCAATGGGGTTTGGTTTTCAAGGCACGAATCCACCGCCGCCCGGCCACTGGGGCCAGCGCTTCTATGACCTTGGCCGCGCCGAGGCAGCACTTAGAGAAGAGCTGGTCGTGGCACTCAGGCTCACGCGCGAAAATCTCCGGGCATGCCAGGCAACCATTCACCTTCGTGGCGGCTTCGATCCCGCCTACGTCAACGACGCACAGGCTGCCATGAAAGTGGCTGACGCCGTGCTGGGCAAGACCCCTCAGTAACCCCTTCCGCCGCCCAGTGCGGCCCGGAGCAGTAAATGAGCAAAGTTACCCTCGACGAGTGGGCGGCAGACCAGTTTCGGACGCCGCCCAGCCTGAACACGCTGCGCAAGTGGGCTCGCGAAGGCCGAATAGCGCCAGCTCCCGTAAAGCATGGCCGAAGCTACTATGTCGAAGCCGAGGCGCAATACAGCGAGCCCGAAAAACCGATTGTCCGCATTACGGGCGGAAGCCTGATCAGCCGAATAGAGAGTGCACGTAATGGTTCCAAGGCCGCGTAACGCTGGATCAAAAGACCTCCCGCCTAACTTGTATCGAAAAACCGACAAGCGTAACGGGCACACCTACTACACATATCGTGATCCAGTCACAGGCCGAATGTTCGGCTTGGGCAAGGATAAGGCCGCAGCGATTATGGAAGCTGTTGCTGCCAATCATGCGGACGTGCTGAGACCAACACTAAGGGAGAGGATCGCCGAGCCAGTCCCTTCGCTCGACCGTTTGTTCGCTGATTGGCTTGTTGAGTACGACCTGATCTACCGAGAAAGGGGTCTGAGCGTGCATACCGTTCGAACTCTCAAAAGTAGGCTGAGGGTGCTCAAGGACGCTTTCGGCGCTAAGTACATGCGAAGTATCCGGACAATGGATATAGCGACGTTCCTTGCCACATTCACTAAGGCCGGGAAAGCGCCAATGTCCAAAGCATTGAGGTCCTTGCTACGGGATGTCTTCACTGAAGCCATTGCGGCTGGATGGTGTGACCTGAACCCAGTCGATGCGACAAAGGCCGCACGGTCAAAAGTGAAGCGCGGGCGTCTAAGTCTCGAGCTTTGGAAAGCAGCTCACGCAGCGACTGACAGGCCCTGGCTTAAGCGGGCGATGGAGCTTGCCCTGCTCACAGGACAACGCAGAGACGACATAGGCTCGATGCTGTTCAAGGATGAGGCAGACGGCTTCTTGCATGTCATACAGTCGAAAACGGGCGCTCGTCTGCGGATCAGTACCAGCCTAAGGCTCGAAGCAATAGACCTTGACCTGTCGAGCGTAATAAAAATGTGCAGAGACAGAGTGCTTTCGAAGCACTTGGTGCATCACGCAAGGACGGTCGCCGTCGCGAAAGCAGGTAGTCCAGTAAAGCTGAACACTTTGACGCTCGCTTTCGCTGAGGCCAGGGATAAGGGCGCTGCAGCGCTCGGCATTGATTTAGGCGCGAACCCACCCAGCTTCCACGAAATGCGCTCCCTGGCCGCAAGGCTTCATGCATTAGAGGGCCGTGATCCTCAGAAGCTACTTGGGCACCGCAACGCAGCGATGACCGAAATGTATAAAGATGGTCGCGGATCGGAGTGGATTGACGTCGCGTGATTCGTTTTAGGGATATATTGGGGGAGTTTTGGGGAGAGCCTTACACCCTTTAAAATCAATAAGTTACGTTATCGTGATATTCCCGATTGCAATATGCCGGTCATGAACGGTTACGATCTGACCCGCGGTATACGCGCTCATGAACAATCCCTCACGCTTGAGCCATGCCCGGTCTGGGGTTTCACGGCCAACGCTCAGCCTGAAGAAATCCACCGCTGCCTGGACGCGGGAATGAACGATTGCCTGTTCAAACCCATCAGCCTGGCGCTGCTCAGCGAAAAACTGGCTCATCTGGAGCCGGTTGTACATACAGCACCCGCCTTTAACCTGAGCAGCGTCCACAGCCTGACGGGCGAGCGTCCCGAGATGGTCAAGCGCCTGCTTGCCCAACTCCTTCAGAGCAACCGGGAGGATCGACAATTGCTCGCCACCCTCATGCTTGAAGGCCGTCGTAACGATGTTCGTGAAATGGCCCACCGGATCAAGGGTGCCGCCCGCATCATCAGCGCCGCTCAGGTAGTCAAGGCCTGCGACGCGCTTGAGGCGGCCTGTGAGCCAGACGCAACTGACGCCCAGCTGCAAGCTGCCCACGAGGTGGTCAACACGACCATGATCGAACTTGAACGGGCACTGGTCGCACAACAGAGCAAGGTCGAAACACCCGGGCATCCCGCGTCTTGA